AGTGGAAATGATTCCCAACCTGTAGCCATTAGTAATGTACCCTATTATCATATACATATTCAAATCTATTAATCCAGATACTTCTCATGTTCTTAACGCCTTCATTAAACTTACCTAAAGACATCTGAGCTGATTGGTTATCATTACGGAATATCTGGACGTAGTACATAGCACCGTCAACAATAATATGTCTATAAGCTTCTGGGACAGAAGGTACGTCTGAGTGTAGAATAAGGTCTACTGGTAACGTATACATTTCAAATAGAATCTCATACTCTTTATCAGGAGAAGGATAAACTATATATTGATTTCCTGGTGCTTTAATTATGTGTGTAGGTAGGGTTCTAATAGCAGGGCTATCGTTATACTCATCATCTACATGCTTAGCTAAGTACTCTTCGTAATCCATCTTCTTTAGCATTGAAGTAGCGTTACCCAAAGTATCATCACGCTTAATACGAAATGTATTGAAGTCCATAGTCTTACAGTTGTAAGGCATATCATAACGCATTGTACCTGGAGTTAGGTCTTCTTCGTGCTCAATAAAGTTGAAAGGCCATTGGAATGTCTCTTGGTTTAATAATCTAATAGAAGAGTTGATAGCATCTTTAGCTGTGTTGTAATAACCAGTAGCACTTGCAAAGTTAGAACTATCTAATTCTGTTTCATTTACTCTACGGTTTAAATCATTAACTAAGTCTAAGTAGTTGTAAGACATATTATCTATCCTTTACTGGAAGTTGGACAACTCTTTCAGCTACTAAATGAGTATCGTATGTTATAGCACATGTAATTCTGTACTTTACGTTGTTTGTACCTGCACCAAAACGAGCTGTAGCTACTGTATTTGTGCTTACTTGAGAAAAGAGAGTTAAACCGTGTACAGTTTGTGCTTCACCTACTGCTGTCTTAACTCCATCTGCATCTCTTATATACCATTGTACTGACTGTATTACTGACCCTTCTAAGAATCTTGACCAATCTATTGAGTAATCTAGTATTTCACTTGGGTCTTTGATAGGCCATTTCATTACGCGGCTCTCCCTACTATTGTTGTTCTTGATTCAGAAGGTACTAACAATGTTCTAGTTGTATCTTGTTCAATAGGTTTCAAGTCTATTAAAACAGGTCTTGGTGTTAGTAGGTATTGAGTCTCTACGTCTGTTGCATTTAAGACTGACACCTGTGTTAATGTGTTTTCTGTTACTTCTGATGTACTTTCTGTACTTACATTTAGTATTACTTGGTGTTGTGCTATTACAGGTGCTGATGTTTCTGAAGTATTATCAGTCGCTACTGACAGGAAGTTAACGCGGATTACAGCAGAAACTGTTTCAGTTAGAGTAGTCGTCTCTACGTCTGTAGCACCCATCACTTGTGACTGTGATACACTTGGTTGACTAGTTTCACCAGGTGTTTCTGTACTGTTAGCTAGTAGTACGTTACTCTGACTTATTAGAGGCAGTGTTAGTGTAGTTGCAGATGCTACGTCTGTAGCGTCTAGTATGTTTAACTCGTCTACATCTGGATTAGTTACTTCAGAAGTATTAGTTTGGACTGGTGTAGCACCAAAGATATTAAGTTCTGATATACCGTTAGTTGTTACTTCACTAGTTGTCTCTATGTAGTCTGCTAAGAATACTACATTAGTTACTTGAGCAGGTGTTGATGTTTCACTAGTTGTTTCTGTATCTACTGCATCATTAGTATGAGACTGACCTACATTTGGTATGGTTAGAGCAGTAGGTGATGAAGCATCACTAGCATCAAAGATGTTGAGTTCGTCTACATCAGGGTTAGTTATTTCAGTAGTTGCCTCTAGGGGTACTGCTTGGAATATATTAGATTCTTCTACTGAAGGACTAGATGTTTCAGTAGTAGTTGAAATACTGTTTGATAAGAAGTTTATAATTGCAGAGAATAACGGTACGTTAACTTCTGCATCTGACTCAGTGTCATCAGCCGTTATAACATGGAACTGAGTTACTGTACCAGTACCAGTTTCACCAGTAGCCTCAGGGTCTATAGCATCAAACTCGTGATCTTGATCAATTTCTGGTGTGGATACAGATGTATCTGATTCTACACTAACACTAAAGAGTTCATGTGACTCATTAACATCTGGTACAGTTACTTCTGAGTCTGACTCTAAGCTTACAGCGTTAAGTGTTTCTAACTGAGCGAATGAAGGAGTTGTTACTTGACCTACAGTTAAAGCATTGTTAGGTACATTAGTAAACGGGTGTAACTGTGTAATTACAGGAGTTACTATCTCAGAGTCTGACTCTATGTCTACTGCATCAACTACGTGTGTCTGTCTTGCTACTGGTACTGATACTTCTGAGTCTGTTTCAACATCATCTGCTAATAAGCCATGAGCCTGACCAACAGTAGCCATTGTAAGTGTAGTAGCAGAGCTAACGTCAGTAGCATCTAATATGTTTAGTTCATCTACATCTGGATTAGTTATCTCTGAGTTAGAGTTTAAATCTACAGATATTAGAGAATGGTTCTGGTTAAGTGTGTTGACTGATATCTGAGACGATGCTGTCTGTGTATCATCAGCTAGTATACCATGAACCTGGAATGGAGTTGGAGAAGTTGTCTCCGTAGCACTTTGGATATCATTAGCAAATAATGCCTGTCCCAAAGAAGGTTGGCTGACCGCAACCTCAGAGCGAACATGACCTCCATACTGCTCCTGTCCAAAGACAGCAGTGTTGTATAAAGCGTATCCGCTTGCTCTTAAGTTATGATCAGCCATCTTTAGTAACGCCTACTAAGCGTCACGGATAGTGATAGAAACTGCGTCTAATGAGAAAGTGTTACCAGTAGTAACAGCTTGTGATGCACTCAAAGAACCAGTTGCATATAATGTATCTGAACCGTTAGTCAATGCCCAGAAACCTGCAGTACCAGTACCAGTAACAGTACCGGCAGTGATTGCAGGAACGATTACACGTCGACCATCAGTTGCACCGTTAGTTGGAGCACCTGTGTTAACTGTATCGTTACCAAGTGTTAATGTTGAAGTTGCTTGTGCGTAAGTAGTTGGTTCACTAGAGCAGATATCTAAACGAGTACCGTTAGTATCTACTATTGTAAGTCCACCGTCAAACACTGCATCAGCGATAAAAGCCATAATGTCAATCCTTTATGAATGGTTTTAGAAAGTAAATAGAGAGCCCCAGAATTGGGACTCCCTGTATTCGTTTAGTTTATGCTAGGTTGTACTTAGCAGTTACTAATGCTTCTGGGCGTAGAATCTTACGTCCGTATAAGTGCATGCCACGAACGATGTCTGCAAATGAGTCAACGTCACGGTATGTTTCAGTCTTGTTGATTTGCTCAGCAGTTGCTACAGCAGAATCGTGACCGGCAACAATAGCACCGAAGTCAGTGTTTTGGTTTGCAGTACCTGATGTTGCAGGGCCTGTTCCAACTGATGGTAAGTTGTTAGAAACGTATACGCGGAAACCATTCCACTTGTTCATTACTAAGCCGTTACGCAACGCACCTGAGTCACCGAAGTCAGCGTTCAAGAAACGTGAATCTTCGTCCATTAATACTTCAAGCATTACTGGGTCTATAACGATCCATCTGCCTTCTTTATCAACATTGTTTTGGTCTAGTAAACGACCCATACGGTTGATAAGCATTACTGGTGAAGCGTAAGCAGTTGGAAGAGCAGTCGCTCCTGGTAGACGTGCTGCTACTGGGATTGAGTGATCAGCTGCTGATGCTGTTGTGATGTTACCGAAGTCAGACTTCTTCAACTTCATTGAAGTTAATAGTTCGTCTGTACCTGCAGCTGCGTCAGCTTTAGTACCGTTAACGATGTTGTTAACTGCATTAGCGTTTGCATGTAAAGCAGATTGCTTGTAACCTGACAAGTAACCAAGAACTTCTTGATCTAATTGGTCAGCTAAACGGAAAGCAGCACGGTTAGTTGCTAAGTCCATGAAGTTTACATGGCTGTGTGCTTCTTCGATATCGTCGATCTTAAATGCAAAGTAGTTTGCTTTATCAACTGTTAGAGAGAAGTCTGCATCGTCTAAATCTTGTGGAGCGATCTGTGTTCCACGCTTGTACTCTGATACTGAAATCTCAGGTTCTTTGATGATTTTAACTGTATCACCTTGAGAAGCTATTTCACCGAAATAGTCTGAGTTAGTGATGTCGTTACAAATGCTCTTCTTACGGAAAGCAAGTTGTACTTTCTTTGAATAGATAACTGAAGAGAAGTTACCATTTGGCAGGTTCGTATGTCCTGATTCTGCTGCAAAAGCCATGATTAATATCCTTTATGATGTTTGGCTAGTAATAAAGATACTTAATTGTATCTCGGTTAAATGAACCTAAAACAATCTAGATAAGGGGCTGAGCTTTCAAGGGTGCAATTAGGTCAACTTGCCAGTCTAACTAATCGGGCCTTTATTATCAGGTAATTCTTAGAGATTTATTAGTGTTCTATGACTCAATGTGAGTCTTTGAAGATGCCCTAGATGACCTTGCATATCGGTCTAATAGGACATCAACAGTTATACCATACTTGTACTTGTCTGTCAAGCACTTATTTAAGTATGTTGGTATTAACGAGCTTTGCCTGATACGTCATAAACGAACTTACCAGAAGCCATAGCTGCTTGTATCTTCTCGTAGTTATCTTCAAACTGTTTATCAGTCATTTTAGATACTTGAGATTCTTTAATCATTTGACCAGAACCGTCACTGTCTACAGCAGGTGTTCCACGCTTAGCTACAGTCTTAGCTGCATCCTTAGTGGCTTTCTTCTTAGCTGCAGGGGTCATGTTGTTGTCTACTTTATACAAGTCAATAACTCTTACAACACTAGCTGCATCATCTGAGTTCTCATATAAGGCATCACGTACCCATTTAGGTTGGTCTTCTACCCAGTCATGGAACTTGTCTGAGTCTCTTAACTCATCGAAGTCTGCATGTGACTTACGGATAGTTGTTTCTGCTTTAGTTCTTTCAACTTCATAAGCTGCTTCATCGTACTCACGTAGTCTTTCTTCTGCTACAGCAAACTTCTCATCTGCTTTCTTAGATGCAATAGTTTCTACTATAGCTGCTACGTCTGGGTACTTCTCAGCCCATGCTTCAATGTCTTCATCTGAACTAGGTGCTCGAAGAGGTGCTGATGATTGTTCTTCCAACTGCTCTTTCCATTCCTTCTCTTTGTCAGCCATATGACGACGGAGATCACCATAACGCTTCTTGAAGGACTTCTCTTCTCTACTTAAGTTCTCATCAGACTCTTCTTCTTCTGACTCAACTGGCTCTTCTGTAACAGCCTCTTCTACTTCTTCAACAGCTTCTTCTACTGTCTCTACTTCTTCACCGTTATGCTCTGCTACTAGAGCTGCTAATTCTGCTTCGTCTTTATCCATACGAGCTTGTTTAACTGCGTAGTTACTGCCTCGTGACATCATTGCCTCTGCAGTATCCATTTTCTTTACCATATCTTGAGCCATATTATACATCCTTTTGTTTATGTTGGGGTCAGCCGTAGCTGAGTGGCCTTAGTTATTTAGGAG